CATTAGCTTTTACTTTTACTCAATCTGGTGTCGGTGACGCTGGATCGTTCGCAACAATCGGAAAACTTCCAGCAGGAAGAATTAAACTTATAGGTGGTCTTTCAAGATTTTTCTGTAATTTTACTGCAAGTAATCAGTTTATAGATATAGGCTGGTTAGGTTACAACGATACATCAGGAACAGCAGTAGCTGCTGATCCAGATGGTTTAGTTGATAATTTAGATGTAGATGCTGCTGGTTACTTCTCAATAGAAGGTAATACTGCTGCTGGAAAAGCAGCTGGTGGTAACCATAAATTTGACAGTAATGATGGAGTTATTATTCAAGTAAAAGCTGTTGAAGCGTTAGCAAATGCTGATTCATTAAATGGTGTAATTGCTTATATAGTAAGTTAATAAATAAAATTTTAGGGGGTGGAAGCGAGAGTAGAAACCCCCTAGAGTGCATGAAAAAGATACAAGATTTAAAACCTGTATTACATTTTAAAAAAGATAATTATGTTTATAGGTATGTGTTAGTGGACCGCTTTAAAAATGATGCTAAGTATCATCATGGTTTTGACACAAAAGAAGAACGAACAGAAGAAGAGATATTTGCCTTATTAAAAGATAGACAAATAAGAAGAAAATATATTATAAAGGATTGATATGGCTTATAAAAAAAATTCATTAGTAGCAAATATTAATAAAAGAAAAAAAGCAGGAACATCAAGACCTAAATCAAAATCAACAGTTTCTAAAAAAGCATATTCAGCTATGAAAAAAGGATGGAAATAGATGGCATCAGTAGTTGGAATTTGTAATGGAGCATTAAATCAATTAGGGGGAACAACAATTCTTTCCTTAACAGAAGATTCAAAAAACGCAAGGCTTTGCAATTCAAGATACACGCAAGTTAGAGATGCCTTATTTAGAACACATCCTTGGAATTGTTTACAAAAAAGAATTGCTGTTGCAGCAGATGTTGCTACTCCTGCTTGGGGTTTTTCTTACCAATATACTTTACCTGCTGATTGTTTAAGATTACTTAGAATATTAGATTACGATTCAAACTATAAAGTTGAAGGTAGAAAAATATTAAGCAACGCATCAAGTATGAAAATTTTATACGTTGCACGAATTACAGATCCTAACGAGTATGATGAATTATTAAGAGAAACATTATCTTCATCTCTTGCTGCTGATATGGCTTTTTCAATTACTTCTAACAATAACACTACTCAAAATATGTATGAGTTATTTAAAGAAAAATTAAGAGATGCAAGATTTGTAGATTCAACTGAAGGACAAAATATAGATCAAGACCTTGGCATGACAGATGTTATTGATGCTGGGACTTTTATTAACTCAAGGTATTAATTCATGGCTAGAGTTGCAGTTCAACTAACGAACTTTACGGGTGGTGAATTATCTCCACGATTAGATGGAAGAAATGATCTTACTAAATATTCTTCAGGTTGCTCAACCTTAGAAAACTTAGTTGTCTATCCTCATGGAGCTGCTGCAAGACGACCAGGCTCAAGTTTTGTTGCCGAAGTTGCAGACAGCGATAATAAAACAAGATTAATTCCTTTTGAATTTTCAACAACACAAACTTATATGTTGGAGTTCTCAAATTTAAAAATAAGATTCTATAAAGATAATGGCTCAATTTTAGAAGGCGATAAAACAATAACAGGAATTACTCAAGCTAATCCTGCTGTGGTTACTTCTAACTCACATGGTTATTCTAATGGAGATGAAGTTGTTATTACTGCTGTGGTAGGAATGACACAGGTTAATGGTAAAAGATTTTTAGTTGCAGGTAAAACAACAAACACTTTTCAATTAACAGATAAAGATGGAACAAATGTAAACAGTACAGGTTATACTGCTTATGGTTCAGCAGGAACAGCTAATAAAGTTTATGAAATTGCTACTCCTTATACAACAGCTCAACTGTTTGATATTAAGTTTGCACAATCTGCTGATGTTATGTATATTACGCATCCTTCTCACGAAGTAGAAAAACTTTCTCGGACAGCTCACACTACATGGACATTAACTGATGTTGATTTTACTAATGGACCCTTTATGGATGTTAACACAACAGCAACCACTTTAACACCAGCTTCTGCTGGAGTAGGAACAGGTGTTGATATTACTGCATCTGCCATTACAGGAATTAATGGTGGTGTAGGTTGGTTAGCAACTGATGTAGGCAGACAAATTTTTTTTAATAGTGGTTATGCAAAAATCACAGCAAGAACAAGTGCTACAGTTGCAGTAGCTACAATTACAACTGCATTTACAAATACAGATGCAACAGCAGCTTTTCAACTAGGATCATTTTCAGATACTACAGGTCATCCTTCTTGCGTTACTTTTTTTGAACAACGATTAGTTTTTGCAGGAACAACAGATCAACCTCAAACCATATTCTTTTCTAAATCAGGTGATTATGAAAACATGGATGAAAATATTGGTGGAACAGTAGCTGATGATGATGCAATGGTTTACACGATTGCTTCTAACCAAGTTAATGCTATTCGTTTTATGACAGCAACAAGAACTTTAATTATTGGTACAGCAGGGGGTGAATTTACTGTATCAGGCGGTGGTACAGATAGTGCAGTTACTCCAACTAATATTTTAATTAAGAAACAATCTAATCATGGCTCTGCCAATGTAGATGCTTTAGCTGTAGGTAACGCAACATTATTTTTACAAAGAGCTAAAAGAAAAATAAGAGAACTAGCTTATAACTTTGATGTAGATGGTTACATTGCACCTGATATGACTATCCTTGCAGAACACGTTACTGAAGGAGGTCTAACACAAATTGCATATCAACAAGAGCCTAATCAAATTATTTATGCTGTAAGAGGTGATGGTGAATTAGTAGGATTAACATATCAAAGAGAACAACAAGTAACTGCTTGGCATAGACATATCTTTGGTGGAAGATTTGGTAATGCAACAATCACAGTTACTGATTATGCAAATATAGCTAATGGTACAAGAATTGTTTTAACAAAAGCAGATGGAACAACAACAACTTTTACATCCGCTACATCGGCTACATCAGGCAAGTTTCATAATACAACAAGTAACAATCAAACAGCAACAAACTTAAAAACATTAGTTGATGCTGATTCTAATTTTACAGCAACAGTTTCTAGCAATGTTGTTACGATTACAGAAACATCTCCATTATCTACGGGATTTTTAACAATTAAATCTTTAGACGATGCTACTCGATTAGCAAAAACTGATGAAGGTAAAGCCGTATGTGAAAGTGTTTCTGTTATACCTACTGATGATACTGAGTATCAAGTTTGGGTTATTGTTAAAAGAACAGTTAATGGAATAACAAGACGATATGTAGAATACTTAAATGTATTTGATTTTGACCAAACAGACAATACAACATTTAATTTTTTAGATAGTGCATTAAGTTATAGCGGTTCAGCAGTTACAACGATTTCAGGTTTAGATCACCTTGAAGGACAGGCTGTTGGAGTATTAGCTGATGGTGCAACGCATCCAGATAAAACAGTTGCAAGTGGATCTATTACTTTAGATCGTTCTTCTAAAAATGTTAAGGTTGGATTAAATTATACTTCTTTATTACAAACCATGAGATTAGATGCAGGATCTCAAGATGGTACATCTCAAGGTAAGACTAAAAGAATTTACGATATTACAGTTAGAATGTTTGAAACTATAGGTGTAGAGGTTGGACCTAATCTAAATGATTTAGAAAGAATACCTTTTAGAAGTTCTGCTGATCTTATGGATGAGGGTATTCCACCATTTTCAGGAGACAAACAAGTTGAATTTAGAGGTAACTATGAAACAGATGGGTTTATCTTTGTAAGACAAACTCAACCTTTACCTTTTACTATTTTATCGTTATACCCAAGGTTAGCCACAAATGACGGATAATATACTACATATAGTGCCTTACATTGCAAAACATGGTAAGATTATTTTAGCCAATCAAATGAATCATGTACTTATGGATCAAGATGCAAAATTTGACGGAGAAGCGATGGAGCTAGAACAAAAAGGTTTAGCTTACACTTGTATCGTTAATGATGAGCCTATTGCTTCTTCTGGTATGAAAATTATTTGGGATGGTGTTGCAGAAGGTTGGGTACTCGCAAGTCATAAAGTTTGGCAGCATCCTCTTTTGGTAGCACGAGCAATTAAAAAAAATTTTACAAGACTTGCAAGAGAACATAATATAAAAAGAGTTCAAACTGCGATAAGAGCTGATTTTGATAAAGGTTTAAGATTTGCAAAGTGGTTAGGATTAGAGGAAGAGGGTTTAATGAAACACTATGGTTTTGATGGCTCACATCATTACAGATATGCGAGGATTTTTTAATGGGATTTGCTAATGCTTTTGTAGTTGGAACTTCACTTATGCAATACCAAGCTCAAGGAGCTATTGGTAAATATAATCAAGGATCAAACAATAGAACTGCTGCAGTATTAGATGGTCAAGCTACACAGATAGAACAAAAAGCAGAATTTGATATTGCACAGTTTAATAAAACTTATCAAAAAGTAAAAGGAGAAACTACAGTTGCTCTTGCTAAATCTGGAGTACAAATTGGAAGTGGTAGTGCATACAATATTGCTTTATCAAATGCTCTTGAAAAAAGATTACAAGAAAATTTAATAAGATATAATTCAAGAGTTGCTGCCGCTAACAAAAGAGAAGAAGCAAACTTTGCAAGAATAAAAGGAACTATTGCTAAACAAGAATCAAGAATTAAACAAATAGGAACTATAGCATCTGCAGGAACAAGTTTAATAACAATGAATCAAGGATCTTTTGGAACTAAAAGCAAAGGATTCAAGGATCAATAGAAATGCCTAAAATACCTACATTCACAGCACAAGGATCAATAGAACAATTACAAGGTTCTACTATTACTCCTCAAATTAATTTAAGTTCAACATTAACTACTGCTTTAGCACCTGTTACTAAAATGGTTGTTAATCAAAAAATACAGGAAACAAG